ATGGGCGGCCGTGAGATTCGACGCGATGATTGCAATCGCTTCTTCGGACAGTTCCACGTCAGTTCTCCTGCTGGGATAGACGACTGCAGGATGACCGAAGCCGGCAGGGCGAACAACCCTGCCGGCGGAGGGCCTGGCGCATGAACGTGCCCCAATTCCCCCAACAAGATCCCGCCGATGGAGCGCCTTTCCCTCGGCGAGATGCCGCGAGACGCGCGGCGGGGGCGGCGACCAACGGCGTCGCCCCCATCTCCTTTTCGCCCACTGCGCGCCAGGCCGACTTGCTCCGCTTTGTCGTCGGATATCAGGCGGCGCACGGCGGGGTATCGCCCTCGTTCATCGAAATGCGCGACGGCATCGGGCTCGCCAGCAAGGGCGGCATCGTCCGACTGCTCGACGGGATGGAGGAACGCGGACTGATCCGCCGGCTCGGCTCGCGCGCCCGTGCGATCGAAGTGTTGGCCCCGATCTCCTTTCCGCGCGCGCCCGATGGCGCCCCGCTGTTCTTCGTCACCCCTGTTCATGCCGGAGAGGTATCGCACCCGTGACCCGACAATCCACGCCGCAGCGCAGCATCTTTTCCGCTTCGCATGTTCTTCAAGCGATCGCGGCAGAGCTTTCGACGATCAAGCACGAGGACGGCCTTACCGATGCCGATATCGGTCGTGTCCTCGGCAAGAGCGAGGATCAGGCCGCGAAGTACCGTACCGGTCTCGCTGAAATGGGCATCGTCGCCTTTGCCGCCGGCAAACGAGAGTGGAACGGCCGCTTTACCGGCGCGCTGGACCGCCTCTGCGAAACGAGCCGGCCGGGTGTCCATTGCGACCGATCCGCGCTGACGGCGCTCATCACCGCCTCTGCCGAGATGAGCAAAGCCTGCGAAGACGGCGTGATTACGCCAGAGGAGGTCCGCGACAGTCGCCCCCAACTCGAAGCGGCCCGCGACGCCATCGAAGCGCAACTCGCGAAGCTGCGGCCTGCAGCATGACCGCCGCCGCATTCGGCTCCCAGCAGCTCCGCATCTTCCGCCGCGCCATGCGCGATCACGGCGATATCGCGCGCGCCGCCGAAGAGGCCGGCATGTCGATCGGCGAGGCGAAGTTGCACGCGGCCGATGACGCTAAGTTTCCGCCCCCGCCCGAGGCTTTCGATCTCATCGGGCATCAACCCCAGCAGAAGGAGGCCGAGATGGGCCGACCCAAGAAAGATGCCATTCCCAAAATCGATGCAGCCGCCGGCGAGGGAAGTGGCATCAACGGCGAATATAGCCGGCCAGATGCCGCCAAGGCATTCGACATCTACGACAAGCAAATCGCACCGAAGCTGACACATATGTCGACGCTCAAGGGCGATCTCTCGCAGCCTTATGACGACATCAAGCAGCACGCGAATTTCCCGCGATCCGTTCTGAACTTCATCGTCAAGCTCGAAGGTGAAGAAGACGCGAAGCGCGACCACATGCTGCTCGCCCTGGCGGACGGACTTCGTCACCGTCAGCTTTTCTTGCCGCGCGATCTCGTGACCATGGCGAACGGCGAAGACGGGGACGATGTGATCCCGACTGGCGATCGCGAAGGTGGCGGGCTGGCGACGCTTCTCGACGACGATGCTGACGTCGACGACGCTGAAAGCGGAAGCGACGAATTCGACGAAGCCAGCGAGGAAGAATTGGCTGCGCAGACCCATCGCGGGGATCTGACGTCCAAGCGGGCATCGCAGCCCACATCGGCTGCTACCGCCCACTGAGCTCCCCGGAGGCCGGCGGCGTCCGCGTTCGCCGGCCCGAGGATGAACTCAGAAGGTCTATCGTGCCCAACATCATCGCTCTCGATCTCAGCAAGCGCAGCACCGGTTACGCGGTGTTGTGCGACGGCTGGAACACCGCTCGTCACGGCTGCTGGCAGCTTGGCTCGGAGTACACCTCCGACGGCCGAACCTTTGCGAAACTGCATCAGAATCTCGCCGATCTGCGCAAGCTCGCCCGGTTCGACACGTTGTATTTCGAAGAGCCGATCCATCCCGCCGCCCTTACCGGTCACACCAACATCGACACGCTTCGCGTGCTGGCGGGACTTGCGGCCCATGCCGAAAGTTTCGCAGCGGCGGTCGGACTGCGCATCTGCATGCGGGTCAATATCTCGTCCTGGCGCAAGCACTTCGTCGGAAAGATGCCGCGCGGCACGAAAACGAAGGACTGGAAGCACTACGCGATCGAGCGATGCCGGCAGTACGGCTTCCAGCCCCGTAAGGACGACGAGGCCGACGCACTCGGCATCCTCGACTACGCATGTGAATTGCAAGGCTTCCGACCACCATGGCGCGCCGACGAAGTGCTGCGGCCGGTGCTGATGCTGGATGGCGCGGCATGAGCGCGTCCGGCGAGACGGCGCGCGAACGCCACGCCCGTTACCGGGCGAGCTATCTTCCGAGGCAACTCGTCCGTGCTCGCCTCAAGGTCGTCCACCTGGAACGTGAGGCCAAGCGCCTGGGCTTGGACAAGCTCTTCGCGCCGGAAGATCAGGCATGACCGGCAACACCGATACCTCCGCGCGCTGCTGCCCCGACGCCGATCGGCTCGACGGGCGCTACATCTCCGGCGAATGCCCGGTAGTCGATCTCCATCGGCACAAGGGCATGCTGCGCGGCCTGGTGCTCGACGGCGGCGCAAAGCCTCGACCACTGGCCTGGCATCGCAATGGCCGGCTGTCGCCCAAGGCGGCGAGCCCCTTCGACCTGGAGAAGATCGGGTGAGCGCAGCCAAACCTACTCCGTCCGAGATGGCGGCCACCGACGCATGGGAGGTTCATCGAGCCTTGCTCGACGCCGAACTGCGCAACCCGCGCCTCGGACATAACCCCCTCTGGAAGCTCCACCGCGCCGACGCTTTCGAGGATTTCCGCCGCAGCCTGGAGAAGGTCTGATGGATCAAGACGTTCTCTCGAAACCGCCGAGCGCGATGATCGATCTGCCGAGCAATATCGAACTTGAGGCTGTGACCCTCGGTGCCCTGATGCTGTCCGATATGGAATGGTTCATCGAGTATTGCGCCGACCGCATGAGCGCGGCTTCGTTTTATGAACCGATACATGGGCGGATATTCGAAGCGATTCAGCGCCAGCACGCGCTTGGTAAATCCGCGTCGCCGGTTTTCTTGAAGTCGTACTTCGAAGGCGACGAGGATCTCGCCCCATTGGGCGGTGTCGGCTATCTCGCCCGCTTGACCGGCGATCCCTCTGTGGGGATCATCGCGCCGAAGGCGTGCGCCGACGATCTGGTTGAACTCGCGAACCGTCGACGCATCATGCTGGCCCTTCGGGAAGCCTACGACGGCTGCGCCGATCTTTCTCGCGACCTCCCGGAACTGGTCAGCACGGTCGACGCCGCCATGGAGGAGAAGCGCGGTTCCGGCATTATCGAGGCCGATGCAGCCGAATGCATGGACGCCATCCTTGCCGACCTCGACAAAGAGCATGTCGGTGTCCTCAACCACCGGATACAGGCCCTCGACGATCTCATCGGGGCGCTCGAACCCAAGAGCCTCACCATCCTCGCCGCTCGGCCGGGCATGGGCAAGACCGCGGTGGCCACGAACTATGCGCTGGGCGCGGCGCGCGCAGGGCATGGCGTCTGCTTCGTCAGCCTGGAGATGTCCAAGGAGCAGCTCTCTGGGCGCATGCTGGCCGATGTCGGCTTCGACAGCGAGGATCGCCGGGTGCCTTACGCCGCAATCCAGAGCCGTTCGCTCAATCCTTGGCAGCGCGAGCGGATCAATGAGATTGCCAAGTGGATCGGATCGCTACCCCTTTCGGTCGTCGATGCAGGCACGCTCACCATGGGCCGCCTCGACCGCCTGGTGCGCAGCCAGAAGCGACGCATGGCAGCGCGCGGCGCCAAGCTCGAACTCATCGTCGTCGACTATCTCCAGCTTCTCCATTGCGACGACAAAAAGCGTTCGAACTACGAGGCGATCAGCGAGATCAGCACACGCCTGAAAGCTATCGCGAAAGACCGCAACGTCGCCATCCTCGCGCTGGCGCAGCTGAGCCGCGTAGTGGAAACCCGGCCCGACAAGCGGCCCATCCTTTCGGACCTTCGCGACTCCGGCCAGATCGAGCAGGACGCGGACGCCGTGCTCTTCCTGTTGCGGCAGGAATATTACCTGAAGCAGGCGGAACCGGCGAACGACCCCGACAAGCATGCCTCCTGGGAGGCTGAACTTGAGCGCTGCCGAGGTGTCATCGAGTTCATCCTCGCAAAGCGACGGAACGGCACCGATGGGACGGCCAAAGGGCGGTTCTATGGCCCCTATCAGGCGGTGAGATGATGACAGACCTACCCGATCCCCTCACGCCTGCCGACTGCGATCTGCGCGGTCTGGAGTATATGCCTCTACTCGGACAGCACCTCTTCGGCAGCGAGTTTAACGCGCGCGCCAACGATACCGAGTGGCGCGCCGCGCTCACGCTTTGGTGGGCTGCATGGACCCAGCAGCCGGCCGCATCGCTACCCAACGACGACACGGCTTTGTGCCGACTTGCCGATCTCGGACGCGATTTGAAGACGTGGAAGAAGATAAAATCGATGGCACTTTACGGTTTTGTCGAGTGCAGCGACGGCAGGCTCTATCATCCGACGATTGCGAAGCAGGCGCTGCTTGCATGGGACAAGCGGGTCAAGGAACGGCAGAGAAAGGCCGATTGGCGCGCAAAAAGACAGGGACAGGAACAGTCCCGCGACGCGGACGTCCCACGGGACACAGGTGCATTGGAACGGGGACAGGGACCGGGACGCGACGCGGATGTCCCCGCTGACGGTAAGCAACGGGACGGGACGGGACGGGACGATAAAGAAAAGAAAACCCCCCTACCCCCCTCGGCGAAGCCGAAGAACGGGTACGCCTTCGAGGGTCGGACGATCCGGCTCAACCCGGATGACTTCGACCGATGGCGGGCCGCGTACCACGCCGTCCCCGACCTCGCTGCCGAGCTGCAAGCGCTCGACGACTGGCTGCAGGGGCCGAGATCCTCGGACGCCAAGCGCAAGGATTGGTTCCAGGTCGTCTCGCGCAGCCTGGGCCGAAAGCACGAGGAACGGGTTGCCGCCAAGCGGGACGAAGACGCTGCCCGCGCCGACTTCGAGCGCCGATACCCTCCGCAATGCCTCCCCGAGAGCGAGTGGCGGGCGCTGATGGGCGATGAGGAATTCGAGCGGAAGCGGGGATCGCTGCTGATCGCCGAAGCCGCGCCGGCAACGGCAGGGCTCGGTGAATGAGTTCGACGACCCTCACCCGCTTCGCCCCGCTGATGCGCGACCCCGATCCGGCCGGGGCGCGCCGCGCGGCGCAAGAGCTGTTCGACAAGCACGGAATTCTGGTCGTGTTCCCCGCGGACATCGCGGACGGCCGTATCGACAACATGTGGTTCGAGGCGATCGGCAAGCGCCTCTACGGAAGGAATCGGTGACGAGGATGGTAGGGCAAAGCTGGAACGACAAGCGCAAGGCGCGTCGGGCTCGGGAAGCGGTCGAAAGTGCCCGGCTGGCCGAAGCGGTGGAAGGCGTGGCCATGGAACGCCTTGCACGGGAGTTGACCAAGCCGTTGGTTGCGGCGGGAGAGTGCGTGGTGGACCGCGCGCCGAAGATTGCCGAGGAGCGCCGTGTGGCGGGCCTCATCCGAAACGACCGGGTGGAGCGCGAGCGCGAGGAGGCGCGGTGCCTCGCCGAGATCGAGGTTCGCGACGGGGTATTCGTCAACCTGGCCGACAGCCTCGTATCGCCGACGCCCGAGTGGCTGACCAAGGGACCGGTCCAGACCTTCACGCCGCGCCAGCCCGACGGGACGGTGCGCGAGGTCAGGACGGTGCGCCGCGTGCTGACGCCGATCGTCAAGCGGCTGTATCTGGCGGGCCGCATCAACGAGGAGCAATTCTCGGCCTGCGCATGGTATCGCGAAACACACGATGTTGCCGGGCTGGAAGGTCGCTGGTCGAGCAGCCGTTACGGCGAGACGACCGGGGGTGGCGGCGGTGCCAGCGGCCCGATGGCCATGCACGAGCGAGAAGTTCAGGCGCGCTACGACCTTCGCCGCGCCCGCATCTGCATTCCGCCGCACCTCGTCCGTTTCTTCGAGGAAGTCGTTCTGCGCGACGTGTCGCTGCGCAACGCCAAGGCGCAATTCGCCTGTCGCCACGACCGGGTATACGACCATTTTCGCACTGCTGCGGAAGGCGTGCTGGCGTATTGTGAAGCCGCCCAGGTAGAGCTTCGCGCCACTGACGCATTGTTGGCCGGTTGACATGGGGACAATTTTCCTGCACCTCGCACGAAAGATCGAATTGCGTCTGGAACGCACGACCCCGCCGCAAGCGGGGTTTTGTGTTTCTGGTCCCCCGCAGAAATCGGGCATTTCCTGACATGGCTCGCCCCGCCGCAGCACCCTCTGCCCGCCTCAAGGTTCTGGCCCGCGCTAAGGAGCGCGCGGCAAAGTGCAAGCGCGGCGAAACGCTGACCGCCGTTCCGATGGCCGAAATGCTGGAAGTGAGCTGGGTCACGCTGCGCGATTGGTGCAATTCTGCCGAAGGCTTCGCCGAGAGTGGAGCGTTCGAAGGTGGATCGAACGGCATCGAGTACAAGTTCAAGCCGAAGCCGACGGTGGCCTGGCTGATCCGCTACTTCGAGAAGGAGCGCGACCACCGGGCTGAAAAGGCAAGGCGCGCCCGCAAAATGGTCGGCGCCGGCGATCTGGTCGGTGTTCCGGACGATTACTCGCTCGACGACTTGCGCAAGTCGATCCAGCTTCGGTCGCAGCTGATCGAGCAGAAGGTTCGCGAAGGGAAGCTGACCGACGCCGAGCGCGGCCGGCAGGTGTTCCGCGAGGTATTCTCGGAAATGCAGCAGGCGGGCATGCGCGCCGCGCAGAAGCAGGATCCGACCGGGCAATGGCCGGTCGAGCTAAGGGAATCGTTCGACGATGCGATCAGTTCGGTCATGCACGCGATGGAAGTCGCGGCGCGGCGGGTACTGACGGATAATCGTGGAGACTTTGCTTAGCCCACAGGCGCTGGTGCTCGATGTCGAGCGCCTCGGCTCGGGTGAATACCTGGTCGATCCTGTCGACCTGATCGAGGATGGTCTGGCGTTCTTCACGCCGCCGACCAAGATTTCGACGCTGGAATGCGCCGAGCGATACCGCAAGTTTCGCACCACCGAAGGCGGCGCATTGGTGCCCTACGATCGGTGGCGCACGCCGTACAATATCGGCAAGATGGCGGCTCTCGATGATCCCAGGGTGAACCTCGTGGTTATCGTCAAGCCGTCCAGAAGCGGCGGCACGACGATTGCCGAGAACTACCTGTTCAAGATGATGATGTTCGGCCCGATGGGCGATGTGGGCTGGTATCTCGGCTCCCAGGACGCAGTGAAGAAATACTGCGATCGCATCATCAAGCCGATGTTCGAGGACCATGCCGACCTGCGTTCCAGGATCGGCGCGGGCCGCAGCGATGACAACGACACCTCGAAGCGTGTGGCGGGCCACCTGATCGAATGGCTCCCGTCGAACGACGCGAGCTGGCGAAACCGGGAGTTCGTCCTGGGCGTGGCTGATGAGCCGGATGGCTGGGCGAAATATTCGGAATCGCCCGGCACCCAGCTGCAGGGCCGCCAGAAAAATGTCGGCCGCCGGCGCAAGTCGATCATCATGTCGCACCCCGACAAGGGATGGCGGGCAGGCACGGCGGCGGAATGGGAATCGACGTCGCGCGGGATCTACATCATGCGCTGCGCGGAATGCGATCGCTTCGCGACCGCGCATGCGACGAAGTTCTGGCCAGACCTGCCGGAGTTCAAGCTCGCCTACGAACGCGATCCCGATGCTGATTTCGACACGCGCATCGCCCTGGCGGAGCGGACCGCCGGCATGTCCTGTCCGCATTGCGGCGTGGTGCTGGACGACAAGCGACGCTTCGCGATGATCGATGCCGCGGTCACGGACCCGGCCTGCGGTGTCGATGGCTGGATGCACCGCGGTCAGACGTTCGACGTCGACCATGGGGTGGCCGGGCAACCGGAACAGTTCGAGCGGGTCGGGTTCTGGGATCATGGCCTGATGCTCAAGGTGTCGCCCGCGGCGGAACTGGCGCGCACGATCGAAGAAGCGCTGATCAAGTACGAGCGCAGCGGCGGCCGCCGCGTGAAGGAACTGCGCGAGGCGATGTCCAAGCTCCTCGGCGAGATTTTCGAGGGCAAGGCC